CCGCAAGGGCGGGGAGGTCATGCTGAAGTGGCTCGCCGGCTCCTACCCGAAGCTCTGGGCTTTGCTGGACTGGCAGGCCGCTGAGGTCTACGGGATCGACTGCACCTATTCCGCCCGCCTGCCCGATCAGCGCACCGCTCTACAGCTCGTCCAGGCACTTCGCGGCGTTAGCAACGGCCAGACCCGTAACCGTGGTGACGACTACGAAACCACTGCTTATTGGGGCTCCAAGGAAACCCGCCTGCGCAAGCTCAAGGCGTATCTCAAGGGGCCTGAGTTTCGCCGCCAACTCGATGACGCCATCAAGGCTGCCAGAGCCTACGGCGGCGCTAATTTCGTTCCCTCCCAAGCGTTCGCAGCCCACCGGCTGCTCGCGGTTCTCCAGAACCCCGCGCTCCAAGAGTGGGCCGAAAACCTTCTTCGTCTCGAAGCCACTGTTATGCACCGCTGGCTCGAACGCAGAAACATCCCGACGAATCTATGGGCCCTTTGCGACTACCAGGAACGACTGGAAGAGCAGGGGAGTTGTTTTATTCAGTGGTGTTGGGAACAAGTAACTAAAGAACTGTTTGCGGCCTTTGAAGGTATCTCCATGCGAGTAATTAATGACGAAAAAGTGCTGGCCGCACTTAAAGCAAAGTTCACCAAACCGGGCGGTCGGTGGACCAAGGCCAAGATAGATAAGGTGACTGGCGCGACTATCCCGTCTGTATTTGTGCCTGGACCTGCTAAGGAGACAGTTGCTCTCAATCTGTTTCGCACATACCGCAGCATCAAGGATTACGGGTGGCAGGAAACCATGGACTCTATGTCCCGTGCGACCTTCTACCGGCATGTTGACCAGATTTGCGAATGCGGACTTTCAAAGGCTGCACTTCAGAAGCTGAAGATGGACGATCAGAAAAACAACGTCATTCCGATCTTGCGCTTTCTGCAAGTTGACTTCGGCGCTCAACGTCCTGGTTGGTACGTTGAGCCATCGGTGGAGGCTGCATGATCGCTGCAACCATAAACGTCCTGGTCGTCACTATGTGCGGACTGTTGGCAATTCACTTTCTCGGGCGCTGGGCCCGTTCATAACCGAGGTAAATACCATGCTGGTACAAATGGGCCTGTGCAAGGGCATCGCGTCGAAAGAAAAGATGAATGGCATCATCGAACATTACTTGGTGCTTACTGCACCTGGAAAAGACCAGTTCGGCCAAGAAACCGAACAATCAGTTGGCCTGAAAGTCTCCAAACGCCAACTCGATGCAGGCATTGAGAACGCTTATAAGCCCTACATCGGAAAACAAGTTTCCGTCCCGGTATATGCCAAAGCCTGGAAGTCCAAAACCGGCACCGCTTTCGGCATGGACCTCTGGCTCTCTGATGACGGACTGCCTGTACCAGTTCAGCGCGTACAAGCTCGTCCGACTTCTGTTGCCAGCTAAACAGCAATGCCCCCTCTTGCAGCTCGCCTGCAAGCGGGGGCAGGGGGGTTAAATGGAATTCATCGTGTGTGATGGAACGTGGTTTAGAACCGAACAGGGCTATTTCGACTGCCAGGGAACACCATCGACTATGACGCTCGAAGAAGTGCGCAACATACCGTTTGCGCAAATGACCGGTGAACAGAAAGCACAACTAACCAGCAGTCTGATCACCTTCTTCGTTCTGATCTTCGTCCTCGTGAAGCTCAGACGCTTAGCCTAAAGGAGTAACACCAAATGAAATACATGACTCAAGTTCGTAAGTTCGGTTCGCGCGCTGCTCTCGGTGTCGCTGCTCTGTCCGCTTCGGCGCTCACTTTCGCCGCTGCTGTACCGATCGACACCGCCGAGCCTATCGCCCAGATCGCCGAGGGCAGCACCGCGGCTGTTGCTATCGGCCTCGCCATGATGGCTTTCGTCATCCTGGTCGGTGTTCTGATCAAGNCCCGCCGCGCCGGTTCTTAATCGTCACCCCCGGCGTGCCGGCCTCCGCCGTGCACGCCTTTTTTTTGCCCGGAGTTTGTAACTATGGAGAAATCAAAATGTTTTGGTCAGACCCGAACAACTGGGCTTATTTGGTCGTTATTGGCGGCTTTGCTGCTTTGGCATTCTCCCGCTAGTGCATCCCAATATCTATGGGAAATCCCCGGTTCTGGCTTAGGGCTCGACCCATCACCTCTTGCGCTATGTACGCGCTTTGTTGCTCTTTTGCCTGACCAGCGCAGCAAGCCCCGTATTTCTATTTCCGGGTCTGCAGGTACTTGCATCTTTGAGGTGAAGTTTGGCAGTTGGTCAAATGGTCAATGGATTCCCGCCGACGAAACTAGGTCCCTTGTTCGCTACGGGGAGTCGTGCTCAGACCCATCAAAACAATACAACCCTCAAACAGGTGAGTGTTCAGCACCTGAACAAGATAAATGCCTACCCACCACCGGCAATAAGATCACTCATGAGCACAAGCTTGGCGAAATAATCTTAGGAACTATTCCTTATACTCCCCCGCCGCCAAGTGTCTGCTCTGGCTCCTGTTCATATTCTGACCCTGAACTAGATGGCAAGGCTTATCGCTTTGTCAGCAACAGTCCTACCGGTGCCTGGATCAAGTTTTCATATTTCGGCGACGGCGTTACTTGCGAGGCCGGTTTAACAGAGGTTGCCCAGCCAAGTGACAATAAACCCGTTTCTGATAAAGAAAACAAATGCACAAACAAAGTTTGCTTGACGGTCGACGAGTCCGGCAACTGCCAGACATATACTTACAGTTGCACCGCAACCCAGAGCTATACCGATCCCGGTAATATGGATTGTGATTTCGGCCAAGTTGACGGTAAGGCTGTTTGTGTTCCTAACAGCCCCGCTCCAAAGCTAACCGAAACAGAGGTCAAGACTGACGTTAAAGAGACCACCAATCCCGATGGCTCCAAGGAAACGGAAACCACGACCACAACTAACAAGACGATCTGTTCTGGTGTCGATTCCTGCAAAACCACCACAACTACCAACGTCAGCAACAACAAAACCAATGCTGATGGCACTGATGGTGGTAGTTCGTCTACCTGTACTGGCTCCGAGTGTAAGGCTGGTGACGGCAAGTCCCAGGAAGATGAACAGGAACAGGAGGAGTCCGAATCCAGAGTCACTGGCGGTAATAACTGCGATGCGCCTCCCGTTTGCACTGGTGACGCCATTCAATGCGCAATTCTCGCCCAAACCCACAAACAGCGTTGTGCCGACCAGGAATTCCAGGAAGTTGATGGCGAAAAACTCGCTGCTGAAGTTGGAGCCGGTTTTGAAGGTTCTGAGTTCAAGCCATTTGGTGAAGGGGAGAGGGGCAATTTCGACCTTACCGGCATGATAGATACAAGTTCCACTATCGGCGGTTCCTGCCCCGTTCTTCCACCGATCACTTTCACGATTCAGGGCGTCACGAAGTCCGTCGATTTCGGCACTGTTATGGCTGAACTCTGCAAATACGCCTCTTGGTTCTCTTATTTGATGGTCGCCTTCGCTATGCGTCGAGCCGCTGAAATCGTTGCCGGGGGGATGGCCTAATGCACCTGATTATTCAACTGTTCTTCCGGCTCCTGGGCGTTGCGGTTATCCCGCTTGGTTGGAAGCTCCTCAAGGGCCTCGGCTTCATTGGAGTCACCTATACCGGTGTTCACCTGCTCATGGAGCAGGCCCGCGAGTACGTCTTCACACACCTCATGTCGATGCCCACCGAGTGGATACAGCTCATCGGCCTCCTCAAGCTCGATGTGTGCATCAACATCCTTTTTTCTGCCTACGTTGCCCGCGCTGTTCTGTGGGGAATGGATAAGGCCACTGGCACCAAATCCGCCATACGTTGGGGAGGGAGGCTCTAATGCTCTATTTGCGCACCGGTCTGCCAGGATCAGGCAAAACGCTCAACACTATCCGTGAAATCGAGCTTGAACATGGTCCCGACCCGAAGAACCCCGGCAAGGAACTTCGCACGGTCTACTACTACGGGATTCCCGATCTCGACGTCACCAAACTCAAATGCAATTGGGTTGAGTTTGATACGCCTGACGAGTGGTTCAACCTGCCTGATGGCTCGATTATTGTCATTGACGAAGCCCAGCGCGTTTTCGGTGCCCAGGATGGCCGCAAAGCCCGCCCTGAAAAGGTTGCCCGCTTCGAAACCCACCGGCACCAGGGCTTCGATATTTACCTGATTACGCAGCACCCGTCGCTTGTCATGAGCCACGTTCGCAAGCTGGTCGGCAAGCACATCAACATGTACCGCCCCTATGGCGGCAAGCGGCTTCTCCGTCATGAATACGAGTTTTGCATTGATAGTCCCGAGAAGCGCAGTAACTTCAAGCTTGCCCAGGAGCGACGCATCAAGCTCGATCCGAAGTATTTCGGCGTCTATCGGTCTGCCACGGTTCACACTCACAAGTTCAAGCTTCCCAACTATGTTTGGTACATACCTGCCTGTGTTGCTGTTATCGGCGCTTGCCTTGGTTGGGTCTGGTACACCTACGTTCCTGCTGATTCAGAGCCTGACGTTGTTGTTTCTGACGTGCTGCCTGTTCAACCGCCTGCCGCTAGCCCTGGTCTTTCGCTCAACCCGCTGGACACCGTGTCAAATTCGTTCGGTCTCGGTCAGCCACTCACCCGGCAGCAGTACCTGGACACGTTCGTCCCGCGCCTTGATGACGTTCCCAGCTCAGCCCCTCGCTATGACAAGCTCACCGAGCCGAAGTCTTTCCCACGGCTGGTTTGTGCTTCCAGCGATGATCCTCGCGTGATCGACCGCGCTCGTACAAAGGGTTCTCCAGTCGGCTCGCGTGACGGCCGGGAATACACTTGCCAGTGTTACAGCCAGCAAATCACCCGTGTTTCGACCACGGCTGAGTTCTGCCTTCAGGTTGTCGAGAATGGTCTGTTCGATGACACGCGGCCCGACCTAAACCAGTCAGCCGGAGCCGGTTCGATGTTCAGCAGCAGCACGTCTGCTGCAACTGGGCGAGTGCCCGCAGCCCAGATGCCGCAGACGGCTCAATACGTGCCCAGACCCATTACCCAGGCTGGTGGTGGCAAACCTGGGCACCTGTGGTGATCACATGGATGACTTCGCGATCTACACTGACGATGAGCTGCGCGAGCTGTACAACTGGCTAACCACGCAGCACCGGCTCGTTGAGGATGAACTGGCTTGGCGCTCACGCTGTGAAGACCTGGACCAGGACAGATAAGGCGCTTCGCATAATCGGTAACGTTACGTTTAATCGCGTCGGGATGATGGTTCGCGGTCCCGGCGCGATTTAATGTAACGTTGGTTATGCGCTGCGCTCTCGATCTCGAATCCCGCCTCATCAAAACCGCCGAACTCTACGCCCCAGGGCGCAAGGGTTCTGACGCCGTTTCGTGGATCCTCGACGACTACCCCCGGCTTGTTGCTGAGATCCGCGATCTTCGCCGCCGGGTAGCTCAGATTGATTCAGAGTCTCACGCCCTGGACGCCCGCGTAGGAGCCCTCCAGGATGCCTGTCGTTCTATTCTGGAGCTTTAGGTTAGGCGTCCTCATGGTCACGCTGTATTGCGATATAGCGCGGAATAACCGGGCCGGCATTTCTACCGTCAACAAACGGTTTTCCTGAATTAAGCATTGCGGATTGAATCAAATTATCCAGGCGCGCATGAATCTCGCATGAAATCACCTCAGCCTGGTAAAGCGCATAGATAGCGCCGGTGCACCGGCCGTAATAAGCCATTCGCGACAATGAATCTTTCTCGATACGAAGGCGAACAACGTCCGCCCAAAGCGTACGAATCCATCTGTCAGACATGCTTCCGCCTTGTTTTGATTTCACCCGCTCACGATATGCCCGTTGCTTCTCGGCTGGCGTCATCGCCTTGCCGGTAGCAGGTCGCCCGCGCTTGCGCTTGGCTGGCTGCTCTTCCAGGGGGAGGGTTTGGGTTTGCTTGTCTGCTGGGTCGATCATGGCTAAGGGTCCGTTTCGTTGTCCGTGCTGTAATTATAGTAACGTTACCATAAACATACCAATTGCATGTTGCTATCAGTCCCGCCTGTACGATAGATAAAGTAACGTTACCGTAATTCAACCTCGACCATCCCGCTTGCGGGATATTAGTCGCCGGCACTGCCTCCAGCCGTACCGCATAGCCACCGCGACGATACCCCCGAAGGGGCCGCAACCATCGACCCACAAAAAAGCCCCCAGCGGCCTGTATGGCCCTCTGGAGGCTTCTCGCGATCTTCTTCCCGCTGTCCCGCCACTACCTCAACCCGCGCCCCGATCTGCCCAAATGGAACCGCTCCTGGGCTTCTCTCTGCCCCTCTCCCAGGATTATCAGCACCGCTGACGGTTAGGTCACGAAGTTGCAGTGGTTCCGCCGCGCTTTGGCTTCACCGGCGCAGCCGGGTCCACCATCTCTAATGGTGGACTCTTGTCTCATGGTGAGACTTTTGCTCGAATTCTGCCCATTCGATGAACTCGATTTCTCGGCAGCTCGCACGAAGCTCTGCTGCCGCTTTCTCTGCCTGGGTGTTGATCACCCTGGCAGCCATTTCGCACAACGATCTGTCTGTGTGGATGGTCGCCTTTGGCGATGGGTCTGCTGCGCTTAGACCTATCATCAGCATCCATGCTGTCCCGGCTGCCATTATCGCAAGGCTTCTTGCTCGTACCCGAACAGCACGCCTTTCAACGCGATCCGTGCTTGATTCCTGATATCAGGCGGTAATGACTCGAACCGTTTCAGGATCGGCGCCATGTCTTCGGAAACCGTCCTTTCGGTGTCACTCAGCAGCAGCTCATCCGTGCTTACGCCCAGCACTAGGGCAAGCCTGACTATGGTTTCTGCGGTTGGCTCGGAGCGTCCCGCTTCGTAGGCCGTGTAGCTCGACTTGCTGACGCCTGCATCCTCCCAGACTTCCCGCTGGGTGAGCTTCTTCGCCACCCTGAATTTCTTCAGGTTGCTTGCGATGGTCATGGCACGTTCCTGCTGTTGTTTCGTCATGACAGCATCCTAG